TGTACAAATATCTCGCTGAAAAAGCCCGGAGGGAACGCGATGGAATACGGGATTGCATATCTGAAAAATAAATTACTCAAGAAAGCGCCGCGCGTGCATATGCGCTATGGCTTTTATGAGATGAAAAACGTCACTTTTGACTTTGGAATCTCCACGCCGCCGGAGCTGCGGTACTGGAATTCCGTGATCGGTTGGAATGCAAAGGCCGTGGACGCTATGACGGACAGGCTTTCTTTCCGGCGCTTCCGTGACGACATCTTTGGCTTTGACAGCATCCTTGACATGAATAACCGGGACGTGCTGCTGCCGTCTCTATGGCAAGGCGCCCTCGTTTCCGCTTGCGATTTCGTCTATATAAGCCGAGGCACAGACGGTTTCCCGCGCCTCCAGGCGATAGACGGAGAGAACGCAACCGGCATTATCGACAGCACCACGGGGATGCTGACAGAGGGTTACGCCGTCCTTGAGCGCGATCAATACAACCTCCCCACGCGAGAGGCGTATTTCACGCGGGACTATACGGCATGGTATGTAAACGGAGAGCTGGAGGGCTACGAAGCGAACCCGGCACCGTATGCCCTGCTCGTCCCTGTTGTATATCGCCCGGACGCAAAACGCCCCTTTGGCCACTCCCGCATTTCCCGCGCGTGCATGAGCCTTACCGGCTCGGCCCTGCGCACGATCAAACGCTCTGAAATCAGCGCGGAGTTTTACAGTTTCCCGCAAAAATGGGTGACCGGCCTTGACCCGTCCGCCGAAGAGGGCCTGGACAAGTGGGCAGCCGCCATGTCCGCGATGATGCAGTTTGACCTAAATGACAGCGGGCAAAACGAAGTAAAGCTCGGACAATTCCAGACGGCGAGTGCAACGCCGCACCTGGAGCAACTCAAAATGTTTGCGTCTCTGTTCGCCGGTGAGACGGGCTTGACGCTCGACGATCTGGGCTTTGCGACGGAAAACCCGTCCAGCTCGGAAGCAATCAAGGCGCAGCATGAAAATCTCCGCCTTGCCGTCCGAAGCGCACAAAATACTTTCGGCGTCGGCCTGTTGAACGCCTGCTTCCTTGCGGCGTGCGTCCGTGACCGATTTGAATACTCCAGGCAGCAGATTTACAACACAAGGCTGCAATGGATGCCCGCGTTTCCGGCGGACGCCTCCATGCTCGGCGCAATCGGCGACGCCCTTGGCAAAATGGCGACGTCTTTCCCGTCCTATCTTGACGAGGATAAAATCTTCGATCTGACCGGCATTTAAGGGGGGCGCTTGGATGGCCGTTGATATTGTGCCCGGTCTGCTTGACGCCATCGGCGCAGCTTTTGCGCGGGCGCTTGAAGCAGATCGGAGGTATACGCGCATTGCCGGGCGAATACGAGACGGCACCGCAACACTTGCAGACGTGCACGAAACGTCTGTTGTGGTAGGCGAAACGCTCTCCGGCGTGCTGCTGAAGATGTTTACCCCTGCCGCCATGCCGGACGGCGTTTATTACTGGAATATCGTCGAGCGCGTGCTGTCTCAAACGCTGGGCCGCAATCATGCCCTTGTGAACGAGACAGGCCGCGCAGCAATGGACGCACTAAACGCGCGGGAGGGCATCGGCCTCACCGCGCTTTTTGCTGATTTCCCGGAGAACCGCGCAAAGGGGTTGGCGGAAAAGATCGTTGCGGACGAAATAAACCCAATGAGGTGGCTCGGCGAGCCTGTTGTGAACATATCGGAATCGATGTCCGATGATTTCATGCAGATCAACGCCGAAGCAACAGCCGCCGCCGGTATGCAAGCGCGGATCGTGCGGACGCTCGGCGCGTCGGAAACACGCACAAGCCACAAGCGTGAGTATGAAATCCCCTGCGAGTGGTGCACGGCGCTGGCCGGAACGTATGTTTATGGCGAGGAACCGCCGGAAGTATACCAACGGCATGAGAGCTGCCGCTGTGTTGTCACATTTGAGCGCAACCGCTTGAGGCAAAACGTGACGACGCGGCGATGGTACACCGAAACAGGGCAAAGCGTGTTGACCGCAAACGCCGACGCATACCGCCGGACGCCAACCGAGGCGCGGGCGTTTGATGCCGCTTTTGCGGAAGAACAAAGGCGCGTTGAACGTGAGCGGCGGCGCAGACTGATAGAGGATCACGCCGCAACAACGCAAAGATCATAAAAACGGAGGTCGTGGGATGGCTACCAAAAAGGGAAGTCAAACCCCCACGATGGCCGTGACGCTGCCCTATAAAAAATCACACGGCAAGGAAGCCGTGGAATTCTACAACAGCACAGGACGCAAGGCGCAGCCGTGGCAAGAAAGCCTATTAAAGCACATTCTCGGCGTCAATTCCTCTGGCCTGTATGTCCACATGAACTACGGCCTGGAAGTGCCGCGCCGCAATGGGAAAAATGAGGTAATCGCCATGCGCGAGCTTTACGGCCTTTCCATCGGCGAGCGTATGTGCCACACCGCACACCGCACCACCACAAGCAACAGCGCATTCCGCAGATTGTACCAACTGCTCATAGACGCCGGGTATCAAGAGTGCAGCCGCAAAAAGAAAGAAATGCCGGAAAAGTCGTTTTATGCGAGCAAGCAATACGGCCTTGAAAACATCATTCTGACGGGCGGCGGCAGCATCTATTTCCGCACGCGGACGAACAACGGCGGCCTCGGCGAGGGCTTCGATCTGCTTGTGATCGACGAGGCCCAGGAATACACCGACAAACAGCAATCGTCACTCGTCTACACCGTTTCCGACAGCAAAAACCCGCAAACGATATTCACCGGGACGCCGCCGACCGCTGTGAGCGGAGGCGACGTTTTCCCGCGTATGCGGAAAGAAGTCCTTGACGGGAAAGCGACGACGACAGGCTGGGCGGAATGGAGCCTTGACGAGCTGCCGGACGATCCTATGCAGCCGGAATTGTGGTACAAAACAAACCCGTCTCTTGGTTATATTCTGACCGAAAGAAACGTGCGGAGCGAATACAAGGGGGACGCCGTTGATTTTGGCATCCAGCGCCTCGGCGTCTGGATAACATACGATCAAAAGAGCGTGTTTTCCCCGGCGGAATGGGACGAGCTTAAAGCCCCAATGCTCCCAGACCTGGAAAAACAGCGGTTCCTCGCTGTGAAGTACGGGAAAGACGGGAAAAACGCGGCGCTTGCAATTGCGGCAAAGACGAAAGACGGGAAAATCTTTTGCGAGGCCATCGGCTGCAACCCGGTAAAGGCCGGTACGGCCTGGATGATGGATTATTTCAAAAACCCTGCCGTTGCCGGAGTGGTGATCGACGGTCAGAGTGGACAAGCCTTGCTCAGCGAGGCAATGAAGCGGGCGGGGCTTGCGCCCCCGAAGCTTCCAACCGTTGCCGAAGTCGTGGCCGCCTCGGCGCAGTTTGAGCAATTGTTTTATGAAAAATCCCTTTGCCATAGCGGGCAGGGGACGCTCCGGGACATTGTATCACATTGCGACCATCGGCCAATCGGATCAAACGGCGGTTTTGGCTATAAATCCATCGACGATACGCTTGACATTTCCGTCCTTGACGCTGTTGTTTTGGCCGTCTGGATGGCGGCAAACGCAAAGGCAGCGAAAAAACAACGCATACGGTATTAAAAGGCACCCGCCGAGGGTGCTTTTTTAATGCATAAATCACGAGACCATCGGTAAATGGGGAGGAAATCACAAAATGGCATTTAAGACTATCGAAACACAGGAAGAGCTTGACGCGATCATCGGCGAGCGGCTGAAGCGCGAACGCGAAGCGGCGGAAAAGAAGTATGCGGGCTTTGACGAGGCCAAGGAAAAGGCCGGAAAGTACGATGCCCTCATTGCGAAAGACCTTGACGGTCAAATCGCAAAGCTGACCGCCGACCTCAAAGCGGAGCGCGAAAAGAACGCTGCCCACGATGAAACCGTTTCCGCTCTTACCACAAGGGCCGTCAAAGCGGAGGGCGATCTGCTGCGCGTGAAAATCGCGCATGAAATCGGCATCCCCTTTGAACTGGCCGAACGGCTCAAAGGCGACGACGAGGAGGCGCTGCGCAAGGACGCGGAAACGCTGTCCGGCTATGTGGCCAAAAGCTCGACGCCGCCGCTTAGAACAACCGAGCGGACGCCCAACGGGAACGGGAAAGCGGACAATACCGAAGCTTTCTACGCGTTGGCCGCCGCGCTCACCGACAACCAGTAAAGGAGTATAAAAATGGCTACTACTATCAGCAAAGGAACCCTTTTCCCCGAAGCTCTTGAAAAAGAGATGATCAACCTCGTCCGTGGCAAGTCCAGTCTTGCCCGCCTGGGCAGCTCTGTCCCCGTGCCGTTCAACGGCGCTCGCATTTTCACTTTCAACTTTGACAACGAGGTGAGCCTTGTTGCCGAGAACGGCGCAAAGGCCAACGGCGGCGGCGTTGTCGCCCCCGTCAGCATGACGCCCGTCAAGGTCGAATACGGTATGCGTGTTTCTGACGAATTCCGTTTCGCCGCCGAGGAGGCCCGCGTTGAGTATCTCCGCGCTTTCGCCGAGGGCTTTGCAAACAAGCTGGCCCGTGGCCTCGACATCATGGCGTTTCACGGCATGAACCCCCGCACCGCCACCGTTGCCACCTCCCTGGGCGGCAACTACATGGACAGCAAGGTAACCCAGACCGTCAACTTCAGCGCCGCCGCCGCTGCCGATAACGTCAAGGCCGCTGTTGACCTTGTTCGTGGCAACGAGCACGAAGTGACCGGCATGGCCATGGCCCCGGCCATGGAATCCGCCCTTGCAGCGCTGAAAAAGTCCAGCACCAGCAATGAGCCCCTGTTCCCGGAACTCGGTTGGGGCGGCACTCCCGAAACCCTCAACGGTCTGCGCGTTGATACCAACAGCACCGTTTCTTTCGGCAGCAGCGTTGACCGCGCCATCGTCGGCAACTTCCGCGATTACTTCCGCTGGGGCTACTCTCGCGGCGTCCAGATCGAGGTCATCGAGTACGGCAACCCGGACAACGACGCCGAAGCTGGCGACCTCAAGGGTCACAACCAGGTTTACCTCCGTGGCGAGGCGTATATCGGTTGGGGCATCCTCGTTCCCAACGCTTTCGCCCGCGTGATCACCACCTGATGATCTACCGCAACCGTAAAACGGGTGCGACGTTTGAAAGCCCGTGTGAATGCAAGGGCGAGGAGTGGGAGCGGGAAGAAACCCCGCTCCCCACTCCGGCAGTTAAGGCCGACGCGCCCGCAAAAACAAAGACCACCAAGAAAGGGGCGGCCAAAAAGTGAGACCTTTTGCCAGCGTCGCCGATGTAGCGGCGCTTTTCCGCGCCATGACCGCCGACGAGCAAACGAGATGTGAGGCCCTTTTGCCTCTCGTTTCTGACGAGCTCCGGCAAGCGGCGAAAGACGCGGGCAAAGATTTGGACGGCATGATTATGCGCAATCCCTCGCTTGCGAGCGTTGCGAAAATCGTTACCGTTGACGCGGTATCGCGCGTTTTGAGGCAATCCACAACGGATGAGCCCATGTCGCAGGAATCGCAATCCGGCCTTGGTTACTCCTGGAGCGGCACATATGCCATCCCCGGCGGCGGGATTTCCAACGCGATCATGAAAAGCGACTTGAAGCGGCTCGGAATCATCCGGCAGCAGGTAAAGGCGGTGAGAGTATGGCCCGGATCGTCGGAATGCCGGTAACACTCTACGTCAAGACAGAAACAGGGCGGGACGCCTTAAACAATCCAGTTTATGAGCTTTCGCCGGTTACTGTTGAAAACGTGCTGGTTGGACAGCCCACAACGGATGAGGCAACCGACGCGCTGAACCTGTACGGGAAAAAGCTGGAATATATGCTGGGCGTGCCGAAAGGCGACGCGCATGACTGGACGGACACGCAAGTCGAATTTTTCGGCAAGCGTTTCCGCACTTTCGGCGACACGATCCAGGGTATCGAGGCAAACTTGCCGCGCCAACTCCCTTGGCATCGGAAAGTCCGGGTTGAACGCTATGGGTAAAATCCGCGTTGTACTCAACTCCGCTGGGGTGCGCGAGCTCATGCAAAGCGCGGAAATGCAATCCGTGATTAATTCAGCCGCCGAACAGGTCAAGAGCAGGGCTGAAGAACTTTCCGGCCTTGAGTTTGAAACCAGCTCCACCGTTGGGCGGACGCGCTGCTCTGCCCGCGTATCCCCCGCGTCAATCCACGCATACCATAAGGCAATGAAAGATAACATCATGGAGAAAGCAAAAAGGAGCGTGAAAATATGACCATTGAGGAATATTTCGTTGCATATCTCAACGATCATCTTTCCGCCCCCGTCTCCGGCAACGTCCCGCCGAACCCACCGGCGCAATATGTGACCGTGGAGCTCGTTGGCCGTGGCACAGAAAAAAAGGTTGACAGCGCCACGATCAGCGTTGAGAGCTACGCGAACAGCCGCGCCGAGGCAGGGCAGCTCAACCATGCTGTTATTTCAGCCATGGAGGCCGCAATAGAGCGGCCCGAAATATCGTCTTGCCGTCTCGACACGGCGTATAACTTTACGGACACAGCTTCAAAAAAAGACCGTTACCGGGCTATTTTTGAAGTTGTGTTTTTTCTGTAATGGAGGAATGAAAAATGCCCAACAAAGCGAATGTCAGCACCGGCAAGCCGAAAGTCGCGGGCGCAGTTTTCCGCGCTGCCGCCGGTTCGACGCTCCCGACCGATCCCACGACCGCGCTTGACACGGCTTTCACCGACCTCGGCTACATTTCCGAGGATGGCGTTACCAACAACAACAGCCCCGAAACCGAGAACATCAAAGCCTGGGGCGGCCAGGTCGTGCTTGTTGTTTCCACCGAGAAACCCGACGAATTCCAGCTCACGTTCATCGAGGCGCTCAACGTGAACGTACTCAAGACCGTTTACGGCGACGCAAACGTGACCACCGCGCAAAACGGCGATGTCACGGTAAAGGCCACAGCCGACGAGCCCGGCGAACACGCCTACGTGATCGATATGATCCTCAAGGGCGGCGCTATGCGCCGGATCGTTATTCCGGCGGGCGTCCTCAAAGAGACCGCCGAAATCGTTTACAAGGACGACGAGGCCATCGGCTATGAGGTGACCCTCTCCTGTCTGCCGGACGCCACCGGCGTAACTCACTACGAGTACACCGCTACCGCATAAGGCCGGAGCAACTGAAGAAAGGAAGCAGCCATGATAAAGGGAACCACAAAAAGCGGATTTGTATTTGAATACGAGGAAACCACTTTCGACGATATGCGCGTGGTGGACATGCTCGCAATGCTGGAGGACGCCGAAGAGCCGATCCTCAAACGGATTGCGGCAACGTCAAAACTGCTGCGCATGATCCTCGGCGAAAAGCAGAAAACGGCGCTTTATGAGCATATCGGCAAGCAGTACGGCGGAAGAGTGCCGCCGGAAGAGGCAGCGAATGTACTTGCCGAGATCATGAACGTCGCCGGAAAGGACGCCGAAAAAAACTAATTCTGCTTGCGCACATGATCCGGCTCGACGAGGCCGCGCTGATCTGCGACTTTGCCGAGACATATCATGTGTTTGACTATCGGGCGCTCCCTGCCCGCTACGCGGCAACGCTTGCGGCTGGGCTGCGCCCGAACGCGCGTATTATGCAAAAAATCTCCGGCGCTACCGTTGCGCCGGAGATTTTATTGCTATCCGCCATCGCGGACGCTTGCCGCGTCCTTGTGTGGCAAAACACCAAGGACGGCCAGAAAGGCCGCAACGCGCCGGAATCTCTGCTTGCAGAGCTGACCGGCCACGGGAAAGAAAACAAATACGCCACCGGGGAGGGCTTTTCCACCGTTGAGGATTTCCGCGCGTGGCGTGAAAAAATGATAGGAGGCGGTGACAATGCCCGCTGATTTGGGCAAGGCATATGTACAGATAGTGCCGTCTGCAAAGGGTATCGCGTCAAATATCAGCAGCGAATTGAGCGGGCTTGACGGCATCGGAGAAAAACACGGGGCTGGAATCGGGAAAGGCGTGCTTTCCGGCATCGGGAAAGCCTTTGCAGCCGGAACCGCTGCGCTCGGCGCGTCGCTGGCCGCTGTGTGGTCTACCGTTGTAAGCAGCGCCTCGGATGTCGCACAATACGGCGACACCGTGGACAAAATGTCTCAAAAAATGGGCTTGTCCCGCGAAGCCTACCAGGAATGGGATGCCGTAATGCAGCACAGCGGCACCTCCATGGAATCGATGCAAGCGTCAATGAAAACGCTTGCAAATGCCGTGGAAAACGGAAATGACGCTTTCGCACGCATAGGGCTTTCAATGGAAGAAGTGCACTCCATGTCGAATGAGGACTTGTTCGCGGCAACCATTGCAGGGCTGCAACAGGTCGATAACGAAACGGAGCGGACATACCTCGCCGGACAGCTTTTGGGCCGTGGCGCGACCGAATTGGGCGCGTTGCTTAACACATCCGCCGAGGACACGGCGGCCATGCGCGAGCGTGTGCGTGAATTGGGCGGCGTCATGAGCGATGATGCCGTCCTCGCTGCCGCACGGTATCAAGATTCTCTCCAGGACATGACAACGGCAATCGACGGAATAAAGCGCGGGATTGCCGCGCAGTTTCTGCCGGGGATTGCCGACATGATGGACGGATTCACAAGCCTTGTCGCCGGAGAAGAGGGCGCAGAGGAAGCGATTTCCGCCGGTTTCGACAATATCTTGACGGCAATCGAGACCTCCGGCGAGCAGTTTTTTGCGATAATCGAGACAATTGTCCCCAAACTGCTTGATATTATCATTGCACACTTGCCGGAAGTCATCCAGGGCGGCGTTACCTTGCTGCTGAAGCTCGGCGAGGGCATTATCAAGTCGATCCCGGATTTGCTTGCCATGCTGCCGCAAGTCATAAACGGCATACTTAACGCGTTTCGCTCGATAGATTGGGGCAGTCTGGGCGTCCAGATCATCCAGGGCATCATCAACGGCATCGCGGCGGCTGCCTCCGCTCTCTGGCAGACTATGAAAAACCTCGCTGCTTCGGCGTGGCGCTGGGCGCAGGACGCGTTTGAGATCGGGAGCCCGTCGAAACTGTTTGCGCGGGAAATCGGCCAGTATATCCCCGCCGGTGTGGCCGTCGGCATCGACGACAACCTGGCTCCGATCAATGCTTCAATCGGCAATATGGCGACGACCGCTGTTGACGATTTTGGACGCGCTACCGCTCCCGGAATGACCAAAAACGCCGCAACGGCTGGAGCGGGAGCGACGGACATTGACCGCCTCGTTGACGCGATCAGCAACCGCCCCGTGATCATCGAGGGCGACACAAGCAAGATTTTCCGCGTTGTGCAGCAAGAGAACCGCACGCGCACGCGGGCGACGAATTACAACATTTTGGCCGCCGGGGCGAGGTGAGAACATGTCGAAAGTGTTTTTTAAACTGCAAAAGACGGGCTTGACCGATTATGACCTCACCCCGTGGCTGGATATCCAAAACTATGCCGTCAACGCCGTCCCAGTCTATAACGAGTGGACGGATGCAAACTATCGCTTGCACCGGCACTATGTGCGCGACCGCGTGGGCGGCTCTTTTGCCGTAGGATTTGCGAAAAAGGCCGATTTTGACGCTTTTCTCGCCGCCCTGTCTACATACCAGACGGACGGCGTTTATACCGTCAGCGCCTACGTCAACGCCAACGGCAGCGCCGACGGCGTGGCCAGTCTGGAGGTCTATCTGACCACCGAGGGCGCGGGCAAGTGGGATGTAAAAAACGGGCGGCAATGGCTGACCGTGACTGTGACCGTGGAGGAGCTCTAATATGCTGACTATACCTCAACCGATCAAGAATCTTTGCCGCCGGGACGGCGTGCGCAAGAATCTGCGCGTGACATTTACGGACGGCAGCCGCCCCGACCTCACCAACGACGATATCGTGGTGGAATCGTTCAAGTTTACCGAGAGCATCTGCTCCCGTGAGCGTTTCAAGTTTGGTCTGGCCGAGGCCAGCGTGGTGGAGTTTGAGACCGTCGGCGTTGCGGATATGCGCGGCGCGTCGATCGCCGTGTATTGCGAGATCGATACGTCCTCTCTGAGCGTGTCCGATTTGGACACCGTTGCCGCCGATCCTGGCGACGGCGTGCTCGTGAGCGCCGCGTCGTCCGATCTGGGCTTTGGCTATTACCGCATATCGTATGGCCGTTTTATCGTCGAGGAGTGCCCACGCAATCACGAGGCGCAGCAGCACCGGCGCGTCAAGGCGTATACGCCCGCGTATTACGCCGTTGCGAACCCCCTGGAACGTGCAAAGCTGGAATGTCCTATACCGATGGCGGGTTACACTTACCGCCCGCAGATTGCTCCGCTGGCCCTGGCGCAGCTTGCCTATGCGTCCGATGCCCCGATCCTG